GATACAACTGGTCTGAACCCATTGCGTCATCGACCGAAGTGTTCGGTGAATTCATAATGTATGCAGCACCAAAGTTATAGTTGCTCATTGGTCTTCTCCCTTACGGTGAAAGGAAGCCCATAGGTTCAGCGGCTGCAGAGGCGGCTTCCTCTCTCACTCTTGCAGCTTCGTCTTCGTCAATAAATCCTTTTTCTTTAGCGAGTTTTTTTGCTCTAGATAACATGGTTTCTCGTTCAGCATCACCCAGTTTGATCATATCTCCGTATGCACCTGCTACGTCTCTCATGTAGCTGTAAGACAGGGGTGTAAACTCTGAAGCTGTCGCAACATCACGAGCTATTTCTTTTACGTCTTTAGGTATGTCAACATCTTGGAGTCGTCGCTCTACGTCGGCCCTACTCTCCTGTGCAGCTAAAACTGCCAAACCTCCGCCTACCGCAGGGCCTACAAACGGAACATTCTTGACAGTTCTGCCTATGTCTGTAGCCTTAGACGCGACCTTCTTTCCTACATCAGAGGCAACTTCTTTGACATCTTCAACAACATCACCTGCCGCTTCTGATATATCCTCAAAGAAACTTAACAGCCCGCGACTTTCCAAGTCCTTGCGGGTTGTTTCACTAAGGGTATCGGCAAGTGCCATAGGCTTAGGTGAGGTATCTTTAGCAGCAGCCTGTGACTCCGCTCTGATTTGAGAAAGATAAGTCTTGCGACCTTCTGTTCCGATACGCAATTCCGTGGCACGAGAATCTGCCAGTGCATCTAGCTCGTTGGCAACACCCGGACTCATGGGCTGCGCCGTAGACACAGGAGCGGTAACGTCAATAGTTCGCGCCGTGACTTTTTCAGTGGGAGTGGGGTACGTGACAGTGGGACTGTAGCCTGTGCCGCGAGATACGAATAGAGAGTTTACCGTACCGGCATTGTTGTTTAATGCGTCATTTCGGATCAACACGTTGGTCATTTCACCGATACGATCATCAGCGACAGCCCCAACGTAACTTTCAATCAAGATATCACCGGACGCATCCACTCCTGCACCCGCATGTCCCATCCACGACTTGACTGCGTCGTGAGGAAACTTAAACTCAACGAGCAACTGTCGTGCAAGAATTTTACGAAGAACAGAGTGGGAGCCTATCTTTTTTACAGGAAGAACACTCCTGAATCTTTTTTCTAGCAAGGGACGGATGCGGCTGTCCCACATCGCTGTGACTTTGCCGGGGGTTGTCTGGAACAGGTTAATCTTTTCGTAGTCTGCATCAGGGCCTGCTGCTTCTTTTGCACGACGAATTTTATCTGCTAGAAAGGCGGCGAACTCACCGCGATATGTTGCCTCTGGACGAGTCTTGTTACCCACCGTGCGGGCACGAGCTTCGACAACAATATCGTCTCCCTCACCAATGATGTTAAAGTCAGCAATCTTCAGTCCGTAGTCAACACCGCCTCGTGTGCCAATGTTACTTTCAGCCCTCTGGCCTGTGTACTTCTCATAAAGAAGATAGTCCACGGTCTCTTGATCTAAAATAACAGGTTTGTCGATGCCTCTCTTAGTATCCACCTCCGTTGCAACAGGAGATATAAGAGCATCGTTATATAACTTATCTAATTCTTTGGACTCTATGGTTCCCCGCATGGGGTCGGCTGCGCGTAACTGTTTTGCGAACAGGCCGTACTGTTCATTTGCAATGCCTTTAGTGCCTTGAAAATCACCGAGACGCTTGTACGGTTCATTGCGGCCACTGTTTTTTACCAGACCGTTGAACTGTGTTTCAAAGCTGTTAAATTCTTTGTAGCGATGCACACCAGACTTACTGGTACTAAATTCAAGAGCGTGTGCAAATTCTTTTGTATCGTAAACTTGAAAGTAGGGGGCATCCATATCGATGCCCTCTTCCGTCAGACCGTTGATCAGACTTGTAATGTCTTTTCTCATGCTGTCTGTTAGTTTTTTATCCAAGACAGCATCTATGGCTTCACGAACAGTTATCGTGCCGCTGGCTATTTTAGATTTATAACTAACATCCGCTGCGGGTTTACCGGGATCATTTGCGGGTAAATTTACCATACCACCTTTATCTTGCGTATCAAGCACACTTCCGAATCTCTCTTCAAAAGCTGCAAAATCTTTTTTATCAATCGTTCCCGGGAACTTTTCTTCAATGATCTGGGAAAGACTAAAAATCGTGTTTTCATCTCCTGCGATAGGACTCATGTCCTTGAGGAGTTCTTGCATATGAGCAAAAGTAAATTTGCGTGGAATGTTTCGTCCACCAAAAATTTCAATCAAACGCTTGTTTTCAGGGCCTACTGTCTTGAAGCCCTGCATCTTCTTCAGTTCTTTACCGATTTCATCTGCAGCTATACTGATCTGATCTCGACGTTCGGGAAAATCTGTAATCTCTGCCATCAGTATCCAAACGTAGCATCCATCGGCCTAAACGCCTGATCCTTGATGCCCTGAAGTGTTTTGTGTATAGAATGATATCCCGACGTGCGCGTCATAAGCATATAGCGCAACGCATCGTACGCATGATCCTCTGCCTTCGTGTCTACATCTTCACTGTTGGTTTTGGAGAGAGGTATGCCCGATAGTTGTGCTATGATATGCTTGCACGTAGAGAATATTCGTAGACGAGGTTCGTTGGTGTAGGGGTCATCAGCAAGCCGCCTGTGAACTTCCATTTTTCCTTGTAGACGGTTGCGGTCCGAAGGAGTCCACCTAACACCAGCCCGCATCATTGTCTCTGCAATGGACGGACCGAAGCCTGTCTTATTCCAGCAAGAAGAGTCTAGGACGTTGTAGTGTGGTAGTGGGTCTAACTCTTCTGCTTCTAGTATTTTATCAGCGAGTTGCTCGGCTGTCAAGTGTTTAGCATATAGTTCGCGATAAACCCAGATATTATTATCCCAGTCAATAGCCCCCCACAGAACGCACGAAGGACTTGCGTAGCCGTAGTCCGCCGCACGAATACGGGGCCAGTTGGTTGGAAGTTCAAAATGTTCGACCACATGTCTAGACCTCGAAAACTCGGGGAAGGCCGCTCCCTCCGCCACGTCCCAATCCCCTTCTAGGAGTCGTCTACGCTCGACATCCGGGAGCGACCTGAGCATGGCCTCGTACTGGCCGTCTGCCATCAGGTAGGGATTATCAGTCAGCCGCGCAGGAACAAACTTGCGGTAGAACAGCGGCTGACCTGCTTTTTTGTGACCGTCGGGCCACACAAACGTCTTTCCAGTTTCTATATCGTAGGCACCAAAAGGCTTGTTTGGTTCGCGGTGATCAATGTACATCTTCTTGACCCACCAACCACCCACTCCTCCGGGGTTGGCTGTGCAGCGCATGCACAACTGTTGCTGGAGTTCAGTATCAGTAGAACGAAGGCGAGAACGCAGGTAATCCCAGACATAGGACGAAGGATACTGAGTAATTTCATCTATGCCGATCCAGTTGAATGCCTGTCCCTGAAAGCGGGTTACGTCCTTATCTCTGTCAAGATAGGTGAACCACATGGTTGCACCAGAGGGGAAAACCCATGTAGACTTCGACTCACGGAAGGTAGCTCCCGGAAATGCCTTCGGGTATAGTTGTTTCGACTTGTCGATAAGTTCTGTTAGTTCGTCGAGTGTACGACGGAGAAGAAGACCACGATGATTAGGATTGTGACAATAACGTAGCGGATCAGCAAGAAGTGCAAAACTTTTTCCACCACCGGCAGCACCGCCGTAGAGTACGTCTTGCTCAGACGCGCTAAGAAATTCTTCTTGAGGTCCCGGATTTGGCTGAAAGATAACTGGGCTACCATCGACAAGGTCTCCCACTGCGCTTGGTAGGTGTTCCAAATCCCCTTGATCAATGACTCTAGTTTTTTCACCCTGTAGTGCCTTCTCTATCTTGTCTGCTGACTGTGTCAGCTTTTTTACTTTTTTCTTTTTGTATTCGGCTTTCTGTTGCTGGGTAGCTGCCGACTTCTTCGCATTACGAAGACGCATCTGGACGGAACGTCGTGCCCGCTCCCTGTCACTGAGCTTGTACTCAGCCTTGGGCTGGTTCGGGTCTTTCTTGGGTCTGCCGCGAGTTCGCGGCTTGTCCACGGTCGCCGGGTCAGGTGGGACTAGGACGCGTTTACGTGGCTTACTAGCCATCTATGACTACTTCTTTCTTGGGTGGCAGCAGGACAACGCCATGAACCGCCTGTACGTTGTGGTTCAAGGTCTCTTGTCTGCCAAGACCTACACGGTTCAGGACAGATTCGGCTGCTTTCATCCGCAGATCGTCACCGCGCTCAATATCTGGGGCGTCCACGAGGCTCACCAGCTTGTTTGCGGCCTTGAGGGACTGTCCCGCCAACACGGTTTTGGTCCGGTCGATGATTTCGTCGGCCAAGCGGTCCTTGAGCCACTTGATAGAGCCTTCTGCATAGCCAGCAACCTCCGCTGCAGCCCGTATATTGCCACCATTGTCGAACAGGGCGTCCAAAAAGGCTTCCTGTTTGTCTGTGAGAGCGGGTTTACGGTTGTTTTGCTGCGGTAAGAGGTTCATGTGAAGTCTCTTTCTATACATTTGAAGCTATAGGTGGCCGGAACAGGAAACATTTGTGCTACACCCTCCGCCATTTCGTACGAACGCTCCTTACATTGCTCGTATGTTTCGTACGGACCCCGTACATCGTCAAATCTGACACACTTGTCGGGGGTTGCTAGGGCGCAAACCAGTAACATTGCTTCGAACATGGGTAAAATTCTCCTTGCAACCCATTAGTTTAGGGCTAGTTACCTGTCCTGTCAACCCAAAAGTGATGAAAAAGCAAGAAAAAGGTTGACAAATGCGAAATCTGACTGTACACTGGCGTTAAGCCCGCCGGGGATACACCCTATATCCCCCCAATCCCCCCTTACAGGTTCGCGGCTCCCCCGCTGGGAGCCTTTTTGGTCCCTAACAGGTTGCCGGGAAGCCCATACAGGTAACCTAAAAATACAAAAAATATGTCGAGACTGCTAGACAATGTACGGGGGTCCCCGGTGGCCCTCGCGCACCCGTGCGCTTAGAGAATTTTTTGTTTGCATCGGTGATGTCGGCAGATCGGCGTGGTTCTGGCGGGCAACCGACCCCGGCAACCAGTCCCGGCAACCACACATGCACACCCGCGCACGCGCCCGCGCGTTGCTGATTTGTCATGCCGGTAAACATTTAAGAGGCCCGCCGAGGCCAAAAAGCGCAGCAATACCTGCAACCATCAGCCGCCAGTTTCCCCAGCAATAACAAAGCCCGCCCGGCAATAAACCCGGCAGGCCACAAAAAAGAACCCCCAGCACAAGGCCGGGGGTCAAGGTAAGGGAGGAAGCCGGGCTATTACCGCCGCACCGGCAGGCGGATTCCTCAGTCTTCGATCTTCACCTTATATTCAGCCACCTTAATAGAACGGGGCGAATTGCTGCCGATGTAGCTGGTGAAACCCATAGAATCCATGAACGACTCAAGGCCCCGGATTTGGTTGTTAATGGCATCGAGATGATGACGCAGGACCCGGATTTCGTGTTCGGTAACAGCGAAAACATCTGCGGCTTCGGATGTGGTCAGTTCGTTTTTGATCGTGCTTTGCATTGTTAAGGTTCCTTTTACCTAGAGATTGAGGCGGGCAACCGCGCCCGCCCCACATTATAAGCACAAGTCAGGCAGACTGTGCAAGCCGGTAAATATTGATATATCCACCCTTGCGATTGCCAGTCGATCTCACCTCAAGCTGATAGCCTGCCTTTTTCAGGCCGGACAGGTAGTGGTAGACCGATTGCTTTTTCACGCCGAGATGGCCCGCCAGTGTCGGCACCGCCATGAACGTGCCACCAGAAAGCCACCTGATAAGCTGGTAGTGGGTGTTGCTAAGGTCGTTCGGCTGCTGGCCGGATTCCGGCAGCGGGCCGAGAGGCTCCCCGTGCATGCCGGTCTCGTTGCCGGTTGCCGGGAAGCGGCCACGGAATTTAGCCAAGAGGCGTTTCCGCTCGTCAGCACGGACGGTTCCCTCGAAGGCTTTAACAAGCTCGACAAAGTCGGCGATTAGTTTTGGGTCGTATTGCATCGTTTTGGTCCCTTTCCTTTACACGATGAAGAATGCCCAGATTAGCAGGCAAAGAAGCACCACAGTCACGGTGCGATAGATGATATACAAGGCTTCCATCCGGGTGGTTCCCCCTTTCCTTAGAAGCTATGCCGCAGACCGTTCAAGGCCCCGCCAGAAGCTCGAACCGATCACGGCCCGCACCTCGTCATTGCGCCGGGTCGCTACCAGTTCCTTGTTAGCGTTTCGCTTCTGGGTTCCCGGCAGGTGCGTGGCGTAGTGGGTCAAAGCGTTGTAAGCCGCCCACAGGGTCGTCCCCAGTTCGGGCGTTTCTTCCTTGAACCGCTCAAGCAACCAATTCAGTTTGCTTTCGTTAATTGCAAGCGTCTCGTCGTGTTTTGCCGCCCGGGTATTCTTGCGGCAGATCGATTGCTTTAGCATCCGCTGAAAGTCGAATTCCGAACAGTGGGAATTCCGCCAGACTTCCATCTGGTCCCGGTTGTTCGTCCACATGTCGAGACCATAACCGGCTTTCGAAATCATGGCATCAATGGAAATGTGCCCTTTGTGTACCTTGCGTTGGTGGTACGATTTGGCACCGCCAAACACTAACGAATTCCGGCACAGGTCACGATAGGCACCCGAAAACACCTGAAAGGCCCATGACAGATCGACACTGTTGAAAATGTCCATGCGACACTCGACGCGGTCAGTCTCGCCGCTGCGGGTCCGGTCTTCAGTTGCAAGGTCGTGGAACACAACCGTCCGATGCACCCGCTTGCCGAAACCATAGATGCGGTCGGTCACGGTGACGTTATCGGTGGGCAATTCGGATTCGTGCAAGAGCGCGGCTTGCCGCATAAAAAGGTCTTCATGCGGGATCAGGGCATAGTGCCGGGACACTGGTCGGACATTTAGAAGGCTGTCGGTGGCCCGGTTATACAGTGCCGAATATCCCTCGACGGGCCGGGCTGACATCAGGTCAAACTCTATACCGTCATCATAGGCGCGGCTCGGTGTGTATGCTTCGATCGGCACCCGCTCCACCTTTGCATAACGTGAGAACAAGCCCACGTCGGCAGGGTTGTTGTGGATGGCATAAATGTCGTCACCATGACGGACAGCCATATCGGCGGCTATTGTGTTGGCAGGTAAGTCAAGCATGTCGGTTCCTTTCCGTTTCGCTTGTTGTTGATGCCTTGAATCATGGCACATGTTTTGCACGGGTTGAAGCCCCGCGCCGGGAAAAGTTGTCGCAGCCCCGGCGGATAGTTGGTGGCGGCCCCGCGACTCGCCGCCACCGTTGCCCGCCCCGCGCCCAGTCCCAGTGACCCGGCAACCCGATAGCGCAAGCGGACTCCAAAGATTTTTGCGTGGTTTTTTTGTCATCGTTTAGCGTGGCCGATTTGTCATTTGATGCCGTGCCGATCCCGCCAGACACGCCAAGTAATCGCCTGTAGCTGGTAGGGCATGAGACCGACGCGGCGTGCTGCCTCTTCATATGCGGCTTGCAAAGCTCGGTATTCACGGACGCCGATGTTTGACCGGTCGTCAGTGAGGCCGACTCTTTCACCATAGGCAATGTTCCGAGCGTGGCCGTCAATCGTGACGTTAAACTCGCCCATAATGTCCATGAAAAAGGACGTAATCTTTTGACCTTTTAGCATGGCTTTTGCCCCGTCGTAGTCCGGACGCGCCGCCAAGATATCCCAAGCCTTTTGTTTCATTTTGTTGTAGGTCGAGACCTTCACCGACAAGAGACCGTCGCCCCGAACAAATGCACCAATTAAGGCATCGGCGTTGACAATATTTCGGGACCATTTGTTATTCGGGGAAAGCGCAGCGATAACAGCAACCACAATATAAACCGCAATGTCGTATTTTACCGCGATATTATGCGCCGCCTTTTGTGCGTTATCGTACCACAATAAACCCTCGGCATGTTGTGTTTCGTCGGCGTCACGATAGACGCTAATAATGTTGTGAATCATTCTTTCGTGATCGACTAGCGTGGCCTGTTTTGTCATGATATCAGCACCGCCCCGCCAAGCACATATGCCAGAACAGGCATGTCAGTCTCAATCCATACACGCGCGCCACATGAAAGCGGCTTGTCTGGTGAATAGACAATAGACGACGGCCCGTCGATCTCGACGCGGCTGGCATAAGTGTTTCGTTTATTAGTTTTAACCGTGATCACCGGGTCATTCGTGCCATTCTTTTTGTTGGCGCGGATAACGTGCTGGTTTATGTGGATTCGTTTTTTCATAGCGGTTCCTTTCGTTAAAAACGATGCGGCAAGACTAGGGCCGATATCCGCCCCGGTCAATAGGTTTTATTTTCTGGCTCTGTTCTCGTAGCCAGCACGACGGACAGCGCAAGCGGTCCCCTTCCTTGGTCATCGCCGGTTCGCCGCAATTATCGCAGACGTGTTCGCGGGAAAGCGTGGTCGGTTTGTCATGGCGTTTGTCATTTGTCATCGTACGGCGTTTGTCATTTGTCATCAGTTTGTCAGCCAACATCGTCAGGTTCCCCCGGCTCGGCGTGATCATATTGCCACTTCAGTTGCAATTCGTCGTAATATTCGGCCACTGTCTCGCCGTGCTTGTCGATGAATTCCTGCCTTGTCATGTACGAGGCGTCCTCTTCCATCTCAATTACCCAGTCTTTTACCTTACCCATCGTCACAATCCTCTCTTTCCCACGGCAAGACGGTGCCTTCGGGAAAAGACACCCACAGTCGCCATTCAATCTTACTCACGTCCACGTCCCAGTCGGCCAAGACATCGCACACTATCTCCGAAATAGCCTTGCCCATGTCTTCATCAAGCTCCTCTGTAATATTCCAGTCACGCATCTCGTGTCCCTACCTTTTTCTCGTAGTTTTCAACATCAGCAACCACCTGATCGATCTTTGTGTATATCTGATCAAGGTCGCTGTCCATCAGGTCTATATCTTCTAAGGCATGTTTTGCTTGTGTCAAGAAGGCACGGATCACCGTCGTCTGTGTGATCTTTGTGCGATAAAGTTCCCCGCTGCCGTCACAGTCATGGCAGTGACCGTATTCCTCAACAAGGTCACCGCCACAGATAGGATCAGGAACGGCCTTTGTGTAAGCGACCTTGCCATAGCCGCCACAGTGCCAACAGTGACAAGATTCAACATGATTTTCCATCAGCAGTAAATCCTCTCCATGATGCCGTTAAAAGCGTGAAACATCATCCAGCCCAAGAAGGCCCAGCAACACGCAAACAAGAATATCTCAATGTCATCGTGCGTCAGGTAATATTCCACAGCTTTGTCCCATAACTTACTCATGCTCACCCCCTAATCTGTCAAGTCAATGGCTACTAATTCGTAGTCATCAAATATTTTACGGACATGTTCTTCACTGTATGCATACACATACACATAGGAATCTTCACATAAGTAATGACCTACAGATAAGCCTTGCTCCTTTGCAAATTCAACGTAGTATCTATTCATGTTCACCCCCGTTGCCTCGTCCCAAGCCACCAAAATACTGCGGCTTACGCTTGGCAGTTTCGAACACACTTACAGTGATAAAGATGCCAGCCAACAGGATTGCGTGAACAAGCGCACTGATGCCGAACACGACAATCGATCCCACCCACGACGAGAACACGATACACCACATCCACGCAAGAACTTGCATGATCATGTGACGAGTGTTAACGTCAGGGATGTTGGACAGCGGGTTCTTTGCGCTGTCCATCACCAGTTGATACAATTTAGTCATCGATAGGCACCTCTTCTTCGTAAACAAAGTCACGCCACCACATCTTTTTGCCTTCATCGTCAACCGGCGGGGTGAACTTGAGCGCGTGGTGCAATAGATGTTGCAAATGCTCTAACTTGCCTACGTCGGACATCCAAATATCGTGGCACTCGTGGATTGTGGTGATCATGTTACGCAGTTCGTTATGTGCCTTCAGAAGTTGGCAACGATCTTCGTCTTTTACGATTACTTCCATGTGTCGATCTCCTTTTTAAGACATGTAACCCATACCGGTAACAAACATACCTGTCAAACAAAAAAACAGGGCCAGTCAAAAGACCAGCCCTGCTTCTTGAGAAAGCCACACGAGGAAAAGGAACCGCTAGGAAACCTCGTACGGTATGCACAGCTTTAGCACCTGCGTCTTATACTTGTCAAGCCACTTTTTGCATTCGGCCTCACTTCTTCCGACAAACAGGGCTATCCACCTCGGATAGTCCACACAGTGCCTTGACTTTACTGCGTTTCTGTTTGTCTCTCCGATACGGACAGAAGACACAGGAGCGACGACTTCGTGGCGTCCATCCTTCGACAAGACATAAGGCACAAGTTCGTCGCCCTTTCTGTCCCTCGGCAGCTTAATTTTTCTCATAAGTTAGTTCCTCCACGCGCATGCACAGGGCTTCCTTGTTCAGAGGCATGTCGTCCCAGAATTCGCGAGTCGATGCAAAGTGACACTCTGCCACCGTGTCGTAGGCACCAATAGGCTCAAATTCAAAGTCTTCACTGCTAAATGCTGTCACTAGCAAGAGGACCCACACCACCTTCGTAGTCATCATCTTCGATACCTTCCAAGTAAATGTCGATGGCATCTCGTATCAAGTCAGCAACCGCGACTTGTTCGAGGCTACGTTTCTGCATGGCAGCAGCATAGGTTGCCAGCTTGTCATACTGAACCTTCGTCATCAACAAGTTGTAAGTTTTTGTGGGTTCATCTATCTTCGGTGGTCTTGGCATCGCGTACCTCTTTTGTCATTCTTTTGTCTTCCTTGTTTCTTTTTTTGTCAGGTACAACCCGCTTACCATACTTAGGTAACTCTTTAGCTATAGGGTTTATCTTATTGATTTTTTTCATAACAAGGTAACCTATAGGGGGGAGTGTAAGGGGAGAGTAAGATTGCGTTTCACTCTTGTCAAGTAATTTTTTTTGTTGTTGACCGAGTTTCCTGTATGGTGTACTCGTTGTCCATGACCTCTTGGATCAAAGAACTCGTTGAAGACTTGCCCATCGGTGGTTCAGGCAACCTCCGCATGGACTGCCCGTCTTGTGGCAAGAAGAATACATTCAGCGTGTCGGAAGTCAATGGTGAGCGGTTGTGGTACTGCTTTCATGCAGACTGTGATGTTCGTGGACGAACAGGGTTTCGTATCCGCAAAGATACTCCCTTACATCCATTACTCAAGAAGAACATAAGTACCAAACCTCTTTCCATTACCAATACTTTTCTTGACTTCGAACTGCCAGACACGTTTGTGTCCCTGTCCCGGCAACCCGAGGCAGAAGCCTACGTTCGTCGCGTGAATGCCTATGAAGCATACCGCAACGGCTTGGCTGATATTCGATACGACTTCCGCAGTAATCGTGTGGTGTATCTCATCCGGCACAACAACAGGGTTGTCGATGCAGCAGGTCGAGCCTTAGATCAACAGATGAAACCGAAATGGTGGAGATATGGAAAATCAGGTCGTCCTTTCATTTGCGGCAGGAGCCGTACCGCTGTTCTTTTGGAAGATTGTGCTTCTGCTTGCAGTGTATTTAATATTCTTTCAGGAGTAGCCCTGCTCGGCACCAGTCTTCTGGAATCCCACATACCTACGCTGCGAACCTACGACCGCCTAGTTGTAGCACTTGACAAGGATGCCACAAAGAAGGCACTAGACTTGGTTCGCAGACTACAAGCCATCCGGCCAACCAGCTTAGTTATCTTAGATAAAGATGTGAAGGATATGACAGACGATGAGCGAAAGCACACTTTCGACAAGTACATCACTTGAGACACAGGTTCTCGGCTACCTACTGAACTTCAAGTTTTACGACGAGCGCGTAAAGAACATCATCACTCGTGACATGTTCGAGGGACGCCATGTCACTCTGTATGATGCCATCAAGTATGCACATCAGAACTACAAGACAGACCTGCATCCTCGCCAGTTAGCGGCAGTCGTGGCGGATCGTAATCCTGCCATGCCAGCCTCTGCTATGCACGAGATTTACGAAATAATTGATACGCTGCCGAGTCAGGTTTCTAACACGCAGGATTTAGAGTATGACGTGGTCAAGAACTTCTGGGTTCGTGACAGGGCGCGCCAGATAGGTGAGAAGGCTATTGCCATCTTTACCGGCGAGTCAGAACATTTCGGTGAACTCAAGACCCTGATCGACATGGTCGAGGACGGGCGCATGTCTGACAAAACTACATACACAGAAGTGACGAAGGGTCTGTCAGAACTCTTGGAGGAC